AGCATCTTCACTTATGGTTCAACCAACTAATTCAGCGGGAACTGGAACAACGATAAATCCAGGCGTATCAACAGGAACTGCATTGTTTGTAGATCCATCTCAACTTGATACAATTGCCCCAATAATAGCACCTATGACCTTAGAGGCTATGTTCCAAATGCCTAACTTTGAAGCAACAAAGAATACAAATAATGCGGCAGCAGTAATGACAGCATCAGCAACAGCAGAAAATCCAGCTGCATCAGCTGGTGGAATAGTCGGCGCATTACATATGAATGCATCAGCATCATTCCCAGAAGGAAAAGCAAGACTTCCTGGGGTATGGAATGCTTCTCCATTTACAATTTCAGCAGAAATGGTTCAACCAGGACTTGCAACAACTCAGGGTGCATTAATTAAACCCCAATCATTAAATGCAAAAGCAATGATGCCAATACCACCTGCATACTTTACATTATTTGATGACCTATGGTTTAATAGACTTTATAATCTTGATAAACAAACAACAAATAGTGCTGACTTTGGATTCTTACATTTCTTTACACAATCAAGCAATCTGTCTAAATCTTCTTATCTTGCTGAAAGCGGATATGACGAAGCAACTGGTATTCAATCTGTAGTAACAAATAAATTCTTTGCAGATCCAGCAATAAATGAAAATGCTTCTCCAATTCCAGCAGGAATTGTTGGATATCTTGATGCTCAAAATAGAAAAGCAATCAACATCAGAAACATTTCATTCCTAGGATCAGTAACAAATACACGCTATCCAGGATTTACTCTTGAAACAATGATCAAGACTACAAAATCTAATCAAGTATTATTTAAGGGTGAGTTCTCAGGAACATCATCTGTTGGTTATGATGCTATTTATCTTAAAGATGGTAAACTAGCATGGACAACAACTTATGGATACGGCGGATCATTATCAGAAGCTTTATCTAGAACACCATTACTTTTAGGCAATAAGAATATTGCTGATGGAGAATGGCATCATATTATTATTCAGAATGTACAGGCTGACCAACCAAATGCTCTTCAAAATGGAAGAACACAAATTTGGATTGATGGTCAGTTAGACATTCAGCGTTATGGTATTGGAATGTTTAGACCATCTTACATTGGTGCAAACTCAGGTGAAGCAACAGTTGCATCAGACTTCTTTATCTCTGGAATATCAATAAATGCAGTTTCATTAGTACAAGAAAGAGAAGTAGCACTTAATTACTGGGCCGCTATTAACCATATACCATTTGAGGCAACATCAGCAACTGCTGCAGCTACAATAACTCCTAATAATAAAGCACGAGGAAATCGTGGTCGTGCTCTTATGCTTTACTTCTGGCCAACCTTTAGTCCGTCTAGCGGATTCTACAGACAAAACTTTAGTAACCCATTTAGATTATCTGAATATGCACTAACAAATGCTGATCAAGGAATACAAGATGATCTAGACCAAGATACATTCTTTGGACTTACAACATGGGCCAAGAATATGCCAGATAAGTTTTATGACTGGGATATTTTCCCATTGCCAGTAACTGGACATTCTGATTTAGCCTATACATTCCTAGACGATGGATTAACTATAGATACTTCTTGGAAGCACCCACTTATTAAAGATGGAATTGTTAAGAGCGGAACTACTAGAGGTGTAGTTTATGTAGATCCAGTTACAGATAACTATAGATATCTTGATGTTATGAATGACCTTAAAGATTTGTCACAATTCGATATGATTTGTTTCAGAAACTATCCAGATCAATCAGGCGAAAGAGATGTATATGGAACAACATCTCTTGGTGTTGCTGACACATACTTTAATATTCAAGATAAATATCTTTATGAGAACTTCTTAAAATCATTAAGAGATGCAGTTGACACTGGAATATCTCTATTTATTACAAACCCACAACTTGCAATTGACCTAGGATTTATTGAAGGATATGAGAAGGTTTCAGATCTAGATGGTGTTGGCGGACCTGTTGGTGGTGGAGATACATATGCTCCAAAGAAGGCTGGAGACCCATTAAATGTTGGATTACCAGCATTGGATTATCCAGATAAGAATTTTGCTGGAGGATTCCCATTAGATTATTACAATGATACTTATAAGAATAACTATCATAGAGTTGTTAATACTCTACCAGGATTAACAGATGATCCATCATATATTTGGACAGATCATATTTTCTATAATGTTGATGGAAATAGAGAATATGGAGGACTTGAACGCTGGTGGGATCGTTATGAATATAAACCAAATGGTTTAGCAGTTGGAGACAAGTTTATAATTGCAGATGAACGTGAAACTGCAAGTTATTATGCAGCGGTTCCGTTTAATAAGATTAAGGCTGGTAAAGTAATTACAGCATTTGATTCTACATACAGACACGGAATAACAGAACTTGCTAACCCATATGCAAACTACGCAACAACTATTGCTGTAGAACCAGGAACTCTAGTTAATGGAAAGCAAATTGGCGCAAAGGTATTTATATCATTTACAGAATTGCTATCAAATTCATTTACTGCAGCTGTAAATAAAAAGCATACTACTGCTAGAGAATATGCACTTTATGAGCTAAAGACTGACGCTGAAATTGATCTTGCCTATAACAATGGTTTAATTAGTCAGAGCCAAAGAGTAGAGTATAAAGCAGATGCTGACAACTTAGATAGAAGACTTGAGCTAGGACAAATAACTCAAAATGAATACAACAAGAGAAAATACTGGTCTTATGATGGCACTAATATTCTAGGTGTATTAAGTCCTTATGGAAATCAAAGTGATAACCAAGATGTTGATACAGCAGATGGTGTAGTAAATGGCAGGGTTTCTGGAAAAACAAGAAGAAATAGAAAGTCTACATCTACAAGTTCTTTCCCTGCATATAACCTTTCATGGGGTAACTTATACCCAACATACTTAAGATTTATCCCAAGCATAAATACTCGTGGTATGTGGTGGTTATCAGAAAGATTAGAATATGATGTGCTTCCACAACGCCCATCAGCACTAACAGCAATTGGAGAAATGCCACAACCAACAGTTTCTGGATACAAGGTTGCCTCTATAAATGCTCAAGCAGCAGTAGCATCCGCTACAATTGCAGAAACAACTTATAATTCTGGAGCACGTACATTTGCTCCAGTACCAATGTATGCAACAGCACAACTTGTTAATCTTGGAAAGAGAATTGATCCTGGAGTAGCAACAGCATCTGCAAGCCTACAAACAAATATTAGAATAATTAAATCTGCAGAAGACGATATTGTTCTATACATAATGCACGAAGACCCAATACTATATATAAGAGAGGACGCAATCAAATGATTAGTCAATACTGGATAGACCAAATTCCTGCCAGGCCTCTATCTATTCAAGTTAAAGATCAGAGTGGTGCTGACATGAACCTCTCTGGCTATACAACAATAGAAGCGATTTTGATAGGAAGCATTAATGAAACAATTGATCTAAGCGGATCAGTTTTAGATACAAGCAATAAAGTAGTAGGAAACATCATATTTAGATGGCCTACAGATAGAAGCCTTTTCGATGAACCTGGAGATTATGTATTCCAGCTTAAATTGAGCGGGACAGGAAGATTAGATTTTACAACAACACATACACTTAGAGTACGTGAGTTAGGAAGGGTGAATAGATAATGTTTAGCACAGTTAATAGCGTAAAGACATACACAAATAAAGACGTTAGCCTTGATGTAGTTAAAAGAGCACAAGCAATTATTGAAATATTTGTAGGTAAAGATGAAATTGATATTCCAAACCCATCTGACTTACTGATATTAGATAAGATGACTGCTTACCAATCAGCCTACATGCTTGATAATGAAGATGTAGTCTATTCTCAAATAGCATCAACATCTGTTGGATCTGGTGATTCAACACAGAATTATGATACTAAAATGTCAGCTCCTTGGATAGCTCCACTTGCTGTTATGGCTGCAAAGGGATTATCATTTAAGAAACCACGCAGTTTACATACTGGAAAGATGTTCCAGTTGCCTCGTAGAATCGACTGGAGAAAGATTTAATGAAAGCAAATACAACCAAGCAATATTCATACACAGGAGACTATTATGGATATACATTAGTAACATCAGCGGACGGAACTATAAGTAATAGAGTTTATAATACAACTCCATCTCCAGTAGCTATGTCATTATCAGTAAATTTGCTTGGTGAATTAGTTATAGAAAGCCAAACTAAAATGCAAATTAATTCTTATGTAAAAAATATAGTTGATGCAAACAATGATCAAATTTATACTAATGGCGAATGGCAAATAATTCAAACTGCACCAGTACTTGGCCCAATGGGATTAAAGGCAGGATATAGATACCGTGCAATTATAATTGCTGGAGCTATTTAGTGCCAACATTTGACATTGACGTAAGTAGACAAGCAACAGATTATGTGGCTGCTTCTATTAAAAATATGGGCGGGAATGCAGGACAGGAAACTTTAATTTCTGAATTAGATATAGATTGTGATGCAACAGTTGAAGTATATATTGCTGGACCTAACGTAACTACTACAGCAGATGGTAATATTAAATTAACATCAAGTCATCCAGAAGCTATTGAACAAATAATTGCTACTGGTGAAGATAACTTTCTTGAATTTTTAGATAAATTAAGTTCAGAGTCAGAATCAGCATATAATGGATTAGATATAATTCGTACAATTAGACAAGATGCAGTTGATGAGGCATTTAATCAGTTATGACCAATATACAAATGGCCTTATCAATAATCGGCGGGATCATATTAATACAAGTACAACTAATAGGAATGGTTAAATGGCTAGTAAAGCATTATCTAAATGAACTTAGACCCAATTCAGGCTCATCGATTAAAGACCAAATTTCTAGGCTTGAAGCCAGACAGCATGAAATCCTAGTTCATCTCATAGACAAAAAATAATATTTGACATAAGATAAATAATACATTATAATTTAGTTATCTCACCAGAAAGGAGATAACATGAATCAGTTTGATTACCAAAGGGCTCTATTTGCCTCAGAACTAACAACTAATGCCAGAATTACTGGCTGTGTGATTGGATCACATTTTAACTGGAAAACTTGGGAATATTCTTTTCCAAGTAATAAAACTATAGCAAAAGAAACTGGTTTGTCAATCAGGTCAGTTGTTCGTGCCAAGAATGAACTAGTGTCTAAGGGACACCTAGTGTCAGTAAGACGCTTTAATGATTCTAATACATATACGCCACTATGTCCATACCCTAGTGACACACAGTCCATAACCCAGGGTACAGGTGGCACACTAATAGATACTTTAAAAGATACTTTAATAGATACAAAAGAAGATTCTAACGAATCTTTAGTTTCTAATATTTTTACCAAGGATGAAGTAGAAAGTTTATTGTCATGGTAGAAAAAGGAGATATTTACTTTTGCAATAATTGTGATAAATACCTTCGCTTCTTGGATCACTGTAAAGAGTGTTCCGCCCCCGCCGCCAAAGTAGGATGGATGGTGTCAAATGGTACCGAAGTGTAAATGCGGTTCTAACGCCGATATAAAGGGCTTAACTAAAAAGGGTACTAGATTGTATAGGACCAACTGTTTAAGGTGCCGCAGAAGGGCTCACAGGGCCAAAAAAGGGTATTGTGAGAGATGCCTTACAGTTCCATTAGATAAGAAGCTATTAGATGTAGATCATATTGACGGGGACAGAGGAAATAACGAACGAAAGAACTTACAGACCTTATGCAAACGTTGCCATAAGATTAAGACAAAAGAAAATCGGGAGTACAAGAATCATGAAGTATTGCAAAAAATGCGATCAAAGCAAAGAATCAGTAGAATTTAATAAAAAAGGACCAAGTTATCTACAAGCATGGTGTAGAGAATGCTACAGTACCTATTATAAGGCCTACAATGCCCTTTTAAAGGCCTCTGAGGCTAGGGTCCATGTAGAATCTAAAGTCTGCAATGATTGTGGCCTTAAAAAGCCTCGTAGCCAGTTTGGTAAAAGAGAGGTATCCCCAGACAAATTAAGTGCATATTGTAAACCATGTTGGAGAGTCCGTTCTTACAATGCTAAAAGAAAGATGATGCTAAATGCTCAGAAAACCAAGAACTGACGCAGGAACTAAGAGGGTTAAATATAATTCTAAAATTGATACTAGAGGTAAAACCCATAAAGAGAATGCATTATTAAATAACTTTTGGGCAAATCACAAGATGGAAGATATAATTAATCTAACAGTAAAAGAGTTAGATGCCAAAATAGCAATATGGATAGAAAAATATGAAGTGCTTCAAAAATCAAGAGTTAAACGTTGGTCTTGGCCTTCATATAAATATGATCCAACACCAAAAGTAAAGAAAGAAAAGAAAGTAAATATCAAGTTTAACTCTTCCTTTAAGAACAGGTAAATGCTATAATTATACTTGTCGTTGCCAAATGACAAACCTACCCCTATAGGTAAGAAGAGCTCAGCATATCCCCGCTAGGATAAGCTGGGTTTTTCTTCTTTTGTCATGTATACTTATATTACAATGCAAGGACGGCAGAACTAGTGGATCCAAGAGATTTCTTGACTAATAAGGCAGAAGGCAAAAGGTTATATCCATACGCTAAAGATGTCTTTTATCATCCTGCAGGCATATTATCCATGACAGTTGAGGTATATGACGATATGGATACTTATGAACAAGCATTTGGATTCAATGTCCACGGGACGTTAAAAGACTTCCTAGACCAACTATACGAGGAGAATTAAGATGAAAAAGCTAACCGTTAATCAAAAATACAAAACCCTTAAGAAGCAGACCGAATCTGCTGGTATGAAAGTGACTGAAAAAAAGGGGAAGCTAGTAGTATCCCGTAAGAAGAAGAAGAAATAAGGCGGAATGACTCAAAAGACTAAAGGTAGATTAGTAATAGATACCAATAGACATGGGATAAGAAGAGAAACAAACCTTGATAAAATAGCTTCAAGAGCAGCAAAGAAGAAGAAATGGGAAGCAAATCCTAAATGGAAGAAAGAGTTATCAACAAAGATATCCACAGATAACATAGAGTTATCCACAGATATTTAGATATATTAGTAATAGCGATACCAGACGTGCCCCGTAAAGGGCGAGATATATATAAAAATAGGAGTATTAAATGGGATATCCAATATTTACAGAAGAACAAATAAGCGAATTTATAGAAATGGCTAATGAAATGGGCATAGGTCCAACTATGAGAACATTAGGTTATCCTAAAAGTTATCATACAGCTAAAAGATTCTATGTACAGAGAAATATAGATATGCCAACAGCCAATACCTTGGCTGTAATGGCTAAGGACTTAGCTATATTCTACAATGATAAAGAGAAAGTATTGGCGGCACAAGCAGTATTAGATAGATCTATAGAGAAACTATATGAGGAAGATCTACTTGCAGAAGATATAAACAAATTGTCTACAGCTATACATAAGGCAATTCAGACAATTAACCTAATTGAGGGCAAATCGACCAATATTAATGAGAATAGATCAAAGGATGGCTCAGATCTAGCAATCGTAGATATGCTTAATGAAGCCAAGATGAGATCAGAAAACATTAAGCAATCATTAAAGGTTATTCATTGATAAGTCTATATGTCGACATTTCATCAATGTTATCAAATCGTTATAATTCTATGAGGACCACCCAATTGACAAATATGAATATATATTCTATTTTTGCTACTGTAAATAAATTTGGACAATAAAAATTAATAGTATAACAAAATATTTAGATGACATTAATCCACAACTTCTATCAATATCAGAAGGCAGGGTGGAATTAACAAAATATGATCCAATGTTATTCGCTTTGCTGTATTTGCCACATCATTTGAAAAATGGTGATAATCAACTCACTCTTTCTGAATTTCACTGGGATTTAGCTGAATATGGGAAGACATGGATCAATAAAGCCACAGAACCTAAGACTGGAAGAGATGCATTTATTGCACCTAGAGAATGTGGCAAGTCTACATGGATCTTCTTAATTCTTCCTATGTGGGCCGCCGCTCATAATCATATTAAATTTGTGGCTGCATTCTCAGATGCTGCTTCTCAGGCGGAAACTCACTTAATGACTTTTAAGAATGAACTGGAGACAAATGAATATCTTAAGGCAGACTATCCTGAATTATGTGCTGCAAAGCAGGTAGCCTCTACTGGACGTTCACTAGCTTCTAATTCATGGCGTATTGTTCAGTCTAATGATTTTATATTTGATGCTAATGGTATTGATACCAACTCGCTAGGTAAGAAAGTCTTTGGCCAGCGTCCTGATCTTATTATCCTTGATGATATTGAAAAGGGTGAAAAGAATTACTCTGAATATCAGGCTGGACGACAAATGAATACGGTATTTGATGATATTGCCCCTATGAATATATACGCCCGTATGATTATTGTAGGCACCACCACTATGCCTAACTCTATGATGGACCAGTTCCGCAAGCATGCCCAAGGTGAATCTGGACCAGAGCTACAATGGATTAAAGACCAGAATGTAGACGTTCACTACTACCCAGCCATTATGACTGCTGAAGATGCCTCAGAACGCTCCGTATGGCCTGAGAAGTGGTCTCTAGAGTGGCTACAGAGCCAACGACACCTACGTGACTTTGCTAAGAACTATATGAATAAGCCTGTTAACTCTGATGGCAATTTCTGGACATATGAAGATGTAATTATTGAAAATATTGGTGAATATGGGAATACAATTATCTCTATTGACCCAGCTGTGACAAAGAATAAGGTTTCTGACTATACAGGTATTGCTGTATTGAGCAGAGGAGACGATGATAACGTCTATGTGAGAGATGCTTTTCAGCTGAAAGTATCTCCATCTGAATTATCAGAACGAGTGGCAGCACTTGTAGACTTATATGATCCTGGTGTCATATATGTTGAAACTAACCAGGGTGGTGATCTATGGCAGGACGTATTTAAAAATATTCCTGTAAAATATAGATCTATACGCCAACATGCATCAAAGCAAGTACGTGCTGGAAAAGCTTTGAACTTTTACCAACAAGGGAAGGTAAGACATACCTCTCACTTTCCAACTCTAGAAGAACAAATGTATTCCTTTCCAAAGGTTTCACATGATGACGTACTAGATGCAACGGTATCTGGAGTACTTTATTTTCTAGATAATAAAGCTCCAAAGGTATTAGCACGTCAATTAAATTACTTAAGGAGATAAAATGTCAGACATTAAAATAGCCCTTGAACAGATTTTAAGCAAACGAGAAGGTTACAAGCAAGCTGAAGCATATTACGAAGGCGTAAATGAAGAAGTATTTGCTAATCAACGTTGGTTTAAGTTATTTCGCTATGAGGGTTCAGACTTTAGATTTAACTTTTCAAAGACAGTTGTAGATTCAGTTCTTAATCGTCTTGAAATTAAGCAAATCCTAGCAGGAGATGCACAAGCAGAAAAATATATCGATACAATCTGGGATCAAACAGATTTAAAGCTAGATATTAACGAAATTCATAGAAACGCACTTGTATATGGTGATTCATATGCTATTGTGTGGCCAGATATGGATGGAACATTATCAATTGATTATAACTCGCCAATGAATACATGCGTTGTTTATAACCAAGAGAATCCACGCCAAAAGGACTTTGCAGCTAAATTATGGCAAGTAAATGATGGAACAACAAAGATGATCAAGATGAATCTTTATTATCCAGACCGTATTGAGAAATATATGGCATATGGCGAATTAGACACAATGTCAGTAAGCATGAATATGACTGCAGTAGAGGTTGTTCCTAATCCATGGAATGAATGTCCTGTATTCCACTTCCGCACACACAAGCCATTCGGTCGTCCAGAGCATGCAGATGCTTTTGGCCCACAAGATGCTATCAACAAGCTAATATCAACTCATATGCTAACTGTTGACTATCAGGGAGCACCACAAAGATATGCATTATCTTCTGGTGGTAATTCAAACGAATTTGATGACTTCTCAGATGATGATACAGCCAGAGAGAACATTGGTTCATTGCAAAATGGTCCAGGAGAACTTTGGTACCTACAAGGTGTATCTTCAGTTGGACAATTCCCAGCGGCAGATCCAAGCATTTTTACAGCTCCAGTAATGGAATATGTAAATGCAATGGCATCTATTACATCAACACCAAACCATTACTTCCTAAAGGGTTCAAATATTCCTTCAGGTCAAGCATTGCGTGTTGCTGAAGCACCATTATTTAAGAAAGTACTTAATCGTCAACTTGCTCTTGGCTCAACATGGAGAGATTTATTCAAATACATGTTCAAGATCGAAGGAATTCCTGCAGATGTTGAAATCAAATGGGAAAATGCTGAGTCTGTTGACTCATTAGACAATTGGGATATAGCAGTTCGCAAGAAGAGCGTTGGAGTTAATCTACGCCAGATTCTTGTTGAAGCTGGATATGACCCAGAAATAGCAGATGCAATTGTTGCTGAAAATGTAACAAATACACCTGGATTAGATTCTAATCCAACATCTGAAGTAATAAACATGAACAACCTTGCACTTGAGCAGACGGCTCAAGATAATCAAGCATAAGGAGAAATAAATGGAAAATATGGATGGTACGTCCGTAGAAATCAAAGACCCAGTAGCAGTATTGGCAGCTTTGGATCGAGCAAAAGCGGACGCTAAAAAGTTCAGGACAGAGAAAGAAGCCATAGAACAAGAAATTGTTGCTACAAAAGAGAAGGCAAGTCTTATTCAGACTAAATTAAAGAATGATAAGATAATTAGATCTCTTATGGATAATGGTGTTCCAAATGCAGACAAACTTTTGAAGTATATTAAGACTTCAGAAATTGAATTAACTGATGATTTTGAAATTAATGGATTAGATATACAATTGGAATCACTTAAAACTGATTTTCCAGAGTTATTTGACCCAAAGATGATAGTCGCAGGTAAAGCTGACTCTGGAGTGTCTACAACTGTAGATTCCCCTCTTTCAGCCTCAGAATTACAAGCAAAATATGTACTAGGTAATTAAAATACGGTATACTTAGATTATGCAAGCTAGATGGACGTTTAGGCTTGCGAATCTAATATTATTCGGACGAATATATTACTCTCAAGCAAACAAAAATCTAACTAATAAGAAAAGGATAAAACTA